CGAATTTACGCTGTTTAAAATCGTTTAAACGATTTCGCCCATGAAATGATACCCCCAGAAACAGGCACGCCTTACAGCGCATTGTAGGGCGTGTTTTTACGCATGAAAGGAGATGCCCTGCATGGGAGCATTGAAGGACGCAGGGATCCGATCCCTGCAGGACAATCTGGCAGCCTACGACGCTGCAAGAAAGCAAGAGGAAAAACAGGATGCAAACAGCCTGAAATCCCTGTTTGATGCCTATTTAAATACGAAGAATAAGGCAAAACGGGAACGGATGCTGAAAGAGTTTTCCGAGCGAAGACTGGAGTTTGCAGCCTATCTGCAGGCACACCCGGAATTGGTGGCCGCAGAAACCAAGCGTGCCCTGATTACGGCAGCCCTGGGCGGCGAATATGTGGAGACGGAAACCGGCGTGGATTCTGCAGGCAGACGGCACAAGCGCCGCCGGGTGCGGCAGGTAGCACCCAACCTGCAGGCAATCCTGCAGTTGCTGGAATCGGATGTGACGCCAAAGCCGGAAAATAATCTGCTGGAAATTATCCGGGAGGGACTGGAGGCAGAAGATGAGGTATAAAACCATGTCCCCCAAGCAGCGAAAGGCCATGCTGTGGTGGGCGGATCCCAAGACGACATCCTACAATGCGATCATCTGCGATGGTTCTGTCCGAAGCGGCAAAACCATGTCCATGTCCGTAGGCTTCCTGATCTGGTCCCTGTCCCGGTTTGACCATCAGACGTTTGCATTGTGTGGCAAAACCATTGACAGCCTGAAACGCAACGTGATCACGCCGCTGCAAACCTGGGTGGAAGGGATCTTCGAGATCCGCCAGCACGTCAGCCGCAACTATCTGGAAATAACGGACGGCAGCCATACCAACCGGTATTATCTGTTCGGCGGAAAGGACGAATCCTCTGCTGCCCTGATCCAGGGCATTACCCTGGCAGGAGCCTTTCTGGATGAGGTTGCCTTGATGCCCCGGTCATTTGTGGAACAGGCAGCAGCCAGATGCTCCGTCAGCGGATCCCGGCTGTGGTTCAACTGCAATCCAGACAGCGCCGAGCACTGGTTCTACAAGGAATGGATCTGCAAAAAAACGGAAAAGAACGCCCTGCATCTGCATTTTACCATGCAGGACAACTACGCCCTGGACAAGAAGATCCGGGAACGCTATGAGCGCCTGTACACCGGCGTATTCTATGACCGGTACATTAAGGGACTGTGGTGCATGGCGGAGGGGTTGGTCTATCCCAACTGGTCGGACAGATATGTGCTGCACGGAGATATCCGGCTGTCCCAGAACGTGGAGTGGTACATCGCCATCGACTACGGCACCATCAACCCGTTTTCAGCCGGGTTATGGGCGGTCAGCCCACGGAACGCCATCCGGGTAGCAGAGTACTATTATAACAGCAAAGAAGAACGTACCATGCGGACGGATGAGGAGCACTACGCCGCCCTGGAGCAGCTGGCAGGCGACCGACCGATCCAGCATGTGATCGTAGACCCCTCTGCCGCCAGCTTCATTGAATGCATCCGCCGGCACGGCAGGTTTACCGTGCGGAAAGCCCACAATGAGGTGCTGCCGGGCATCAGCCGGACGGCGACCCTGATCCAGAACGGCAGGATTCTGATTCATGAAAGCTGCCGGGGCATTCTGCGGGAATTCGCCCTGTATCGGTGGGATGACAAGGCCACCGATAAGGTAATCAAGGAAAACGACCACTGTATGGACGAGATGCGGTACCTGGTGAATACGGTGCTGCGGCGCACGATCCTGGCGGACATAGGAGGTGATGTGCATGATTAACAAATCGGAAATTGAAAAGGCCACCGGCATCCGGATCGCTATGAGCGGAGAAATGCGGGACAGGATTCGGTTATGGCGAAACATGCTGTGCAACGAGCAGTCCTGGGTCAGCAACCGTGTCCGTGGGCTGCGATTGCCGGTGAAAATCGTGGACGAATTTGCACGGCTGACCCTGTTCGGCGCATCCATTTCCGTCAGCGGATCCCAACGCGGGGCATACATCGACCGGGTCTTACAGCAGACCATGACGGACGCAAAGAAATGGGTGCGCCTGATGTGTGCCACCGGCGGTGTGGTGCTGCGACCGGTGTATGACGGACACCAGATCCGGGTCAACTACATTACGGCTGACAAGATCTACCCCATTTCCTACGATGACGATGGCAGACTGATTTCTGCCTTATTCCTGGACACCTACCGGAATGGAGACCGGTTTTATCACAAGCTGGAAATCCATGAATTCCACCCGGACGGCACCGGCAGGATCCGCAATCAGGTGTTTCAGTCTCCCAGCGTGGACATGCTGGGAGATCCATGCTCCCTGCGGCAGACAGGGCTGTGGGCAGACCTGGAGCCGGAACGCAGCTACATGGATCTGGGCGGTCCCCTGTTTGCCTACATGTGCATCCCGGCGATCAACACGGTGGATCCGGACAGCCCCATGGGCATGTCCGTGTACGCCGAGGCGGTTGACCTGATCCGGGATGCAGACCAGCACTGGGAAAAAATCAAATGGGAATTTGAAGCCACCCAGACCGCCATTGATGCGCCGGCAGATTTCCTGAAGCCCACCCCTTCCGGGCTGATCCTGCCGGATACTGCGAATCGCCTGTATCGGCGGTACAACGCTGACCCGTCGGACGCCCAGCTGGGGCTGCAGATTTTCAGCCCTCAGATCCGGGACACATCCCTGTTCCACGGGCTGGACGGCATTTTCAAACGGATCGAATTCAACTGCAACCTGGCATATGGGATGCTGTCGGATCCCCAGAGCGTGGAAAAAACAGCCGAGGAGGTGCGGGCATCCAGGCAGCGCTGCTACAGTGCTATTTCTGATATCCAGGGGAACATCCGTGCCGGACTGCGGCAGCTGACCAGTGCCATCAATGACTGCTGCGCTGTGTATCAGCTGACACCCCAGGGCAGATACCATGAATGCTACGAGTTCGGCGACGGGGTCATGGAGGATCCGGACAAGGAGTTTGCACGCCGGATGCAGATGCACACTGCCGGGCTGCTGTCGGATACAAAATTCATAGCATGGTATTTCGACTGTGACGAAGCCAAAGCAGCGGAATACAAGGCAGCTACATCTACCCTGTTTGCAGGCGGTGATATCTGATGCTGACGCCGGACTACCTGCTGCACTGCACGGATTCCCTGACGGAGCTGCTGGATGCCTACGACAATGCGGTTGTATCGGACATTGCCCGGCGCATTGTCAAAACCGGGTATGTCACAGAAACCGCCAAGCACCAGATCAGGCAGGCACAACAGATGGGGCTGTTGTATGAGGACATCATCCGGGAGATTGCCCAGCGGACAAACATCACGGACAGCATGGTGCGGACGCTGTTTGAGAATGCAGGCGTGGAGACGGTGCGGACGGACAACAGGCTATACACCGCTGCCGGGCTGCAGCCCACCGATCTGCGTGCATCCCCGGCCATGCTGCAGATGCTGCAGGCTGGCTATGAGAACACCCTGGGCACCATGCACAATCTGACCCTGACCACCGCTAACACGGCACAGCAAGCCTACATATCCGCCTGTGACCTGGCCATGCTGCAGGTGCAGTCCGGGGCAATGTCCTACCAGCAGGCCATCCGGGCTGCCATCCAGTCCGCTGCATCCGACGGCACCCGGGTACTGTATCCATCCGGCAGGACGGATCGCATTGAGGTGGCAGTGCGCCGGGCAGTGCTGACCGGCGTGGCAAAAACCTGCCGCACCATCGGGGAATACAATGCCGCATCCTGTGGCTGTGACCTGATGGAGCTGTCCGCCCATGCCGGAGCAAGACCCTCCCACGCCCGATGGCAGGGGCAGCTGGTCAGCTTGTCCGGGAAACGGGGGTACCTGTCAAAGGACGATATCGGCTACGGATCCGGGGACGGATTCGGCGGCTACAACTGCCGGCATGACTGGTATCCGTTCTTCCCGGGTATCTCCCAGCGAAACTACAGCCAGGAGAAGCTGAACCAACTGGAAACCATGACGGTCAACTACAACGGGCAGGAGATCCCCTACTACGATGCCACCCAGGAGCAGCGGCGGCTGGAACGCCGGGTGCGAGACTGCAAGCTGCGGCTGTCTGCCACGGATGCAGCCCGGCAAGAAACAAAGGACCCAAAGCTGCGTGCCCAGCTGGATGAGGATTTTGCAAAGCAGTCCAAAGCCCTGCGGGAGGCACGGGACAAGCTGGCGGATTTCCAGACCGGCACCGGTCTGCTGCCGGATACATCCCGTACCCAGGTGTACGGCTTCGGCCGCAGCATTGCCCAAAAGGCTGTTGCCGCCCAAAAACGGGTTGACAAATCCGGTAAGGGTGGTATAATGAACTTAGGAGCAATTAGCGGAGCACTCAACCCGTTCAGCAAAGACGCAAAGAAACACGCTGCACAATACTATGAATCTGTCCGGCACATGAATACAGACGTGGCCAGGATTTCCGAAAACACAGGGATAAGTGAGGCGGAAATCGCTAAGATCAAGAAACACGTTTTCCTGGAAAAGCATGATCTGGGCGGCGATGAACCAGAGTATTTCTACCCCAACTATGAAATGGCGCAGTCATGGCAACGGTTGATTGACGGCAAAAACATTCAGAAGCATGACGTTACACTGCTTCGCCATGAAGCCATGGAAAGAGAATTGATGGATAAGGGATATTCCCAGGCAGAGGCGCACAGACTAGCCGAGGAGAAATACAACTACAGTAAGGAGAGTGATGAGTACTATGCTGAAACTAATAAACATCATAAAAACCGGAGCAACGATTGAGGCGGACTATATCCCAGAGCAAAGCAATCAAAAAGCCCATGTAGTATTCGACACAACCTTGGCTGATGGAAGCGGCGAAATCATCGAACCATATGGCCGTAGACACCTCAGCATGGCACTAAGTGGATTGGAGAAAATCGCTGCTGAAATCAAATCCGGTAAAATCTCCGAGCCACCACACGAACGGCTTGTGATGTGGTACTGATACGTAAGCACCCCTAGGGGTGCTTTTCTTATGCCATAAACCGCATTGAAACGTCCTTGCAAGGGCGTTTTCTTTATGCCCAAGGAGGTTACCATGATCCACAACCGCAGTCCCTCTTGCGCCTGACAGCAGGCGCTATTTTTATACCCAAACACAGAAAGGATGAACAGAATGGAAAAACAGTTTCTGACGGATCTGGGCATTGCGGACGACATTGCCGACCAGATCATCACCCAGGCAGCGACAGAGGTCAAGGCCGCCGCAGACGAAACCGCCGGGATCCAGGCGCAGCTGGAGGAAGCCAACCAGCAGATCGCCGGGTTCAGGGAAATGGACATCGACAGCATCAAGGCGGCGGCGGACGACTGGAAAGCAAAGTACGAAGCCGCAGAAGCGGATAAGACTGCCATGCAGCACAAGCACAGGCTGGAAGGCTATGTGAAGGGGCTGGGTCTCCGGGACGATGTGTACGAGGCGCATGTCACCAAGCAGCTGACGGACGCAGGGCTGCAGTTCGACGACACTGGCAAGCTCATCGGTGGGGATGACATCGTGGGAAAGTTCCGGGAGACCCATCCGGGCGCATTCCTGGATACCAAGCCGGAAGCCCGTGTGGTGGCATCCACCATGCACCACGAACCGGCTGCCAACAGCGTAGAGGCAGCATTTTACGCCAAGAACCCAGGCCTTGCGCCGAGAGACTAAGGAGGAATCAATATGGCACACGAACAGCAGGAACGCTACTCTGATCTGGTCCTTGCCAAGCTGCGGGACAGCCTGGTGCTGAAGGACGGCGTGGTTTTCAACAACGACTACGAGGGCAAGCCCAGCGCCGGATCCGTCAAGATCCCGGTACGGGACACGGAGGTGCAGGTGTCCGATTACGACAAGGCTGCCGGCATCACCGCCACCAACAGCAGCACCACCTATCAGACCCTGACCATCAACAAGGACAAGGCCGTGGGAGAAATCATTGACGGCTATGACGCCGAAGCCGTACCTGCCAATCTGGTGGCGGATCGGCTGGACAGCGCAGGCTATTCCCTGGCCAAAACCGTTGACACCGACGGCGCAACCGTGCTGCTGGCGGAGGGTACCGCATACAATGCAGCCAGCGTGGACGCATCCAGCGCCTATGACCTGATCGTAGATGTACGCCGGGCAATGAGCAAAGCCAATGTGCCCACGGATGGCAGATATCTGCTTGCCACGCCGGATTTCTACGCCATGCTGCTGAAGGACAAGGATCATTTTGTGGGGGCTTCCGGTCTGGGAGATCAGATCAAGCAGACCGGCGCTGTGGGCAGGATCGCCGGATTTACCGTCTACGAATTCAACGATGATACTGCCGGGTTGATGTTTATCGCCGGGCATCCCCGGTTTGCAGCCCGGGTCAAGGAATTTTCCGTACCCGTCAAGCTGGAGGATCTGAAGGACGGCAAGCACATCGGCGCAAGCTGGGTCAACGGCCGCATGGTTTATGCCCACAAGGTACTGCGTCCCAAGGCGATCCAGAATGTATATGCACCGGGCAGTCTGACCGCCACCCTGGCAAAGGGCAGCACTGAGGGCACCACCATCGCCACCATCAGCGCAGGCAACACCGGCACGACCTACGCCTACAAGGTAAACCCCACTGCCCGTGCAACCTACAACCAGACATCCGGCAGCTACAGCGGCACGGCGCTGACCTCCGGCACTACCGAAATCGCTGTCAGCGTGGGTGACGTGATCGAGATCGTCAACCTGTCCAGTTCCAAGGTGGTGGCTGTGACCTATGTCACGGCAGCGGCGGACAAGATCAAGTAGTCGGAGGTGACAGGCATGTACGCTGACTACGACTACTACCGCACCCTGTACGGAGGCAGGCTGTCCGAGCAGGAGTACACCTTTGCGGCCGCCCGGGCGTCGGAATACCTGGCGTCTGTGACCCACGACCGCATCACGGAGGATATTCTGGCGGACGATACCACCGGCAGGGCGGTAAAAATGTGCTGCTGTGCCATGGCGGATCTGATTCAGAAGCAGGAACAGCAAGACGGCAAGACCGCCGAAAAGGTGGGCGACTATTCCGTGTCCTATGCCGACAGCGACACCAACCAGACTGCCCGGCAGAAGCGGCGGTACGAGCCTGTCCCGGTACGGACTGATGTTCCGGGGGTGGAATGATGTACACCAACGCAGACTGTACGGTCTACAACCGGCAGTTAGATCGAAAAAACCGCCGGGATACCTGGGTGCGCACCCAGATCCACGGAGTGTTCTGGGACGGCAGCCATGCCCACCGGCACGGGGACAAAGGGGATATCACGGCGAATAATGTGACCGTGTACATCCCGGCGGATGCCTGCGACAAGGCCTACAAACCGCCCAAGGACTATGCGTTGGATCCATCCGGCGCATACACCCTTGCGCCCGGTGACCTGATCATCCGGGGACTGATCCGGGAGGACATCGATGCCAACACCACTGTGGCTGCACTGCTGCAAAAATATGACGATGCCTACACCATCCTGTCCTGCGAGGACAACCGGTACGGCAGTTCAGATCTGCAGCATTTCTGCGTAAAGGGGTGACGGCATGGCAATGGAGATCAAGACCCCCAGAGGGGTGGTGTCTGTTTCAAAATCCGGAAAGGCAAAGCTGACCTGGAGCGAGGATTTTTCCAAGCGCCGGGGTGAGCAGTTTGACGCCGTACAGAAGATGGTGGACAGCGAGGTGCTGCGCCAATCGGATCCATATGTGCCCATGCGCACCGGTATGCTGAAAAAATCCGGCATCCTGGGCACCGTCATCGGGGAAGGCATTGTAAAATACATCGCCCCCTATGCCCGACAGAACTACTATACAAACGCCGGACGTGGCCAGGAGGGCACCCAGAACGGCGGGCTGCGGGGCAAGTACTGGTTCGAGAGGATGAAAGCAGACCACAAGGATGAGATCCGGGAGAAATCGGGAGGCAAGCTGAAATGAAGTCCATTATTGAAGCCATCGTTGACTATGTGGCGGACTGCCCCCTGTTGGAGGATGGGCGGCTGAACCTGGACTATCTGGGGGCGGACCCCATTGAATATGTGGTGGAATCCGTCCCCTGCGATCCGGTGTACACCCAGTACACAGACGGCGGCTGCCTGTGGCAGTACCTGTTTGTGTTTGCATCCCGGGAGGCATACGGCACGGACACGGTGCAGAACCTGGCAAACAGCCAGTTCTATGAGCAGTTTGCAGAATGGCTGCGCCAGAACAATGATGCAGACATCCTGCCACAGCTGCCGGCGGGCTGCACTGCACAGAGTATCGAGCCAACCACTGGCGGCTATGTGCTGCTCGAAGACACCAACCACAATGCACGGTATCAGATTCAGTGCAGATTACTGTACACAAAGGAGGAATCATAATGGGAAAACTGGTGAAACGATCCCAGCGGCGGGCATACTACGGGGTACCCGCTGCGGAATCCGGGACAACCACATATACCCGGATGACCAAATTCACGTCACTGAGCAAATCCAAAAACCCAAAAACCTACAGCCGTCAATATGTGGATGAGGATGCCGCCATCGAGGATGTAGTGGGATATGCAGAATCCATCTCCTATGCGTTTGACGAGGAGATGGGCAACACCGTGCATGCGGACATTGCCAATATCGCCGATGAGGAGCAGCTGGGAGAGGACGCTGTCCGGGAGATCATTGTGGTATTCCTGGATCAGGAGGGAGAAACCAGCGGCTCCAAGCGGGCAGTCAAGCGTTCCTATGCCGTCATCCCCAACGGCGAGGGTGACAAGGTGGAGGCATACACAAGAGCCGGCGATTTCAAATGCCGGGGGCCACAGGTATTCGGCGAGGTCACATCCACCGATGATTGGAAAACCGTCACATTCACTGCAGACACGTAATGTGCCCGCAGTTTTTTTAAGGAGGAGAGCCAATGAACCAGGAAGATCTGACAAAGTGGGAAATCAACGGCACCACCCTGGTGCTGGACATTGACGATATCGGCGATCTGGAACGCTATGAGCGGGCGTTCCAGCAAATGGGGGAGGCGGCAAAGCAGATTCCCAAGGACGGAACTGCATCCGAGATCACCAGGGCATACTGCACCACGTTCTACAGCATGTATGACTGCATCTTCGGAGACGGCACTGCCGAAAAGATCCACAGCAAGAAATACAGCGCCAAGGAATGCGAGACGGTTTACGCATCCTTTCTGGCGTTTGTGTCTGCCCAGCGGGAAGCCCGGGATGCCGCCCGGGCGCAGATCGCCCGGTATCTGCCCAGGAACCGCGCCCAGCGGAGGCGGCAGAAATGATCAATTTACTGTTTGATCCATTGCCCGAATGTGTGCAGGTGGATGGGGTGGACTATCCGGTGGCCACAGATTTCCGGGACTGGATCGCATTTGCGGATCTGGTTCTGGATCCGGGCATATCCCAGCAGAACAAGGTAGCAGCAGCCATGCAGTGGTATCCGGACGCCAGACCGCCGGATGCCACCAAGGCGCTGCGTGCCCTGAAATGGTTCTTCACCGCAGAACCCCTGCTGACCGGGCGGCAGCAGCGACGCATGGGCGGCAGGCCGACCCGGCCGGTGTTGTCCTACAGCCAGGACGCAGCCTACATTCTGGGGGCATTCCGCCAGTGCTACGGCATGGACCTAATCCGGATCGACCATCTGCACTATTGGGAGTTCCGCAGTCTGATGCAGGCGCTGCCGGAGGACTGCCCGCTGAAAAAACGCATGGCATACCGGGCGGCGGATCCCACCCGGATCCGGGATGATGCGGAACGGGATCGGGTACGACGGATCCAGGCGGAGATCGCCATTGAATATGAATGTGACGATGAGGAAATCGCAGATGCGTTTCTGTAGGAGGTGATTGTGTGGCGTTTGATGGTTCATTAAAATTTGACACCGCCGTGGACAGCAAGGGGTTCCACAGCGGCATTGAGAAAATCGGTTCCCTGGCGGCGGATGGCTGTAAGGCAGTTGCCGGCGCATTTGCAGCAGCCTATGCAGCTGCCGGAGCTGCGGTAGCCGGGCTGACCAAAACAGCCGTGGAAAACTATGCAGACTATGAGCAGCTGGTGGGCGGCGTGGAGACCCTGTTCAAGGACAGCGCTGGCACAGTCATGGACTATGCCAACGCAGCCTTTGAAACCGCCGGGCTGTCCGCCAACGCCTACATGGAAACGGTCACATCATTCTCTGCGTCCCTGCTCCAATCCCTGGGCGGCGACACGGCGGAAGCGGCGGACAAGGCCAACATGGCAATCGTGGACATGTCCGACAATGCCAACAAAATGGGCACGGATATGGTGTCCATCCAGAACGCCTACCAGGGGTTTGCAAAACAGAATTACACCATGCTGGACAACCTGAAGCTGGGTTACGGCGGCACCAAAAAGGAAATGGAGCGGCTGCTGGCGGATGCGCAGAAGATCTCCGGCGTGAAGTACAATGTAGAATCGTTCTCGGACATCGTGGATGCCATCCATGTGATCCAGACGGAAATGGACATCACCGGCACCACTGCGAAAGAGGCGTCCACCACCATTCAAGGTTCGGTAAATGCCGCCAAATCCGCCTGGAAAAACTGGGTGACCGGCCTTGCCGACAACAGCCAGGATTTCGGGCAGCTGACGGAAAATCTGGTCAACAGCGTGGTGACCGCCGGGGAAAATATCATCCCCCGGATCGAGGAGACCCTGCCCAACGTGGTCAACGGACTCAGCGTGCTGATCAACACTGCGGTGGACATGCTGCCGGATCTGCTGCCCCAGTTCGCCCAAATGGGTGCGGATGCCATCGGCGCAGTCACATCCGCCCTGAGTAACGCAGACGGACTGGCGGACGCAGTAGCCCAGATGGGGATCATTCTCATCGATTCTGCCGTGGAGCTGCTGCCGGAATTCGTGAATGTGGGCATCAGCCTGCTGGAATCCCTGATCGGGGCATTGTTGGACAACATCGACGCAATCGTGGACGCTGCCATTGAAATCGGCATGGCGCTGATTTCGTCATTCATCCAGGTGATCCCGGAGCTGATCGTTGCCGGGATTGAGATCATCGCTGCCCTGATCGATGGCATTGCCCAGTCCCTGCCGGAACTGATCCCGGCAGCCAAGGATGGCATCATGACCATCTTGCAAGCGATCCAGGACAATATCCAGACAATCCTGGCAGCCGGCATTGAGATCCTGATCGCCCTGATCGACGGTATCACTGAAATGATCCCGGAGCTGATTCCAGTAGCAGTGGAATGCATTTTTGCCATTGTGGACGGGCTGCTGGAGAATCTGCCGGAGCTGCTCACTGCCGCCATCCAGATCATCCTGGCGCTGGCACTTGGCCTGATTGATGCGATCCCGGATCTGATCGGATACATCCCGGAAATTGTAAGCGCCATTGTGGAGGCTATCATTGATAACCTTCCTCTGTTAATCACTGCATGCTTTGAGATCATGCTGGCTATCGGGACGGGATTGCTGGATTGCATTGGACAGCTGACGCAGAATATTCCGGAAATATTGACGAAATTAAAGGATGAATTTCTGGAGCATGACTGGTCAGAAATCGGGTCCAACATTATTGACGGTATCAAAAACGGACTGATCGACGCCGGGAAGCACCTGTGGGAGGGTGCGAAGGAAACGGTCACCGGACTGGTGGATGGCATCACGGACTTTTTCGGCATTCACTCCCCTTCCCGCCTGATGCGTGACCGGGTGGGCGTCAACATTGCCGCCGGCATCGGGGTAGGGTTCGAGGAGGAAATGGGCACAGTGACAGACGACGCAGTAGCAGCCATGGACGATATGGTGGCCACTGTGAACAGCGATGTTTCTGCCGCATACCGCCCCCAGTACGGGGACGTGATCCACGATGACCATAGTCACAGCAGTTCCGTGACACAGACTGACAACACCTACAACATTTACACCCAGGCAAGCAACGCCCAGGACGCCCGGGAAATCGCAGAAGAATTGGCACGAATCAAGGACCAGGAGGACGCTGCGAAGGGAGGATAACATGGCAGCCTATTTCATTTTCAAGGAGAAAAACAGCGCAGAGCAAGGGGTGCAGATCCTGTCCATGGATCTGCCGTCCCGGCAGGCGGATCCCTATGACGCACTGCATGTTCCCGGACGGCCGGAGCCGATGATGCACCCTCAGACCGGGAGGTCGTTTCTTCCCATTACAATTAAGATGGAGATTGGCAGGAATGCGGACATTCGCTCCATTCTGGCATGGCTGACCGGATCAGGCGACCTGATCACCAGCGATGACCCGGCCAAACGGTACACCGCCTATGCCTGTGATACGGTTTCTGTATCCCGTTTAAACGGCGTTTACCGAGCCATTACAGTGCGTTTCCAGTGTGCCCCCTTCGCCTACGCCATCGCCAACGGCCCGGTGGAGCTGACATCCTCTCCGGCGCAGTTGCAGACGATCGGCACCATGTATTCTGAGCCGCTCATCGAGCTGACCGGTACCGGGGACGTGACCCTGACAGTGAACGGCGTAACCCTGGAGATCAAGGATGTATCCGGAACCGTTTTCATTGACGTGCACACCTGCCAGGTGTACAAGCTGGAATATGGCGCAAAAACATCCATCCTCAGCGCCACCACCGGCTGGATCGAGCAGATGGTGCTGGTGCCGGATACAGAAGCAGTTAACGTCATCAGCTGGACCGGGGACGTGTCCGGCGTGAAAATCACAAAGAATGAGAGGTGGCAGTAATGGCTACAGGAACAGGCACACAAACAGACCCCTATATCGTAAGCACCCTGGCAGACCTGCGCACAGCGGCGGGCACAGCCGGGGCGTATGTGGTGATGGATCCGGATGCATCCACGAAAATCCTGGATCTGAACGGCTCCGCAACCAATCCAGTCACCCAGCGGCTGGATATCAACTGCGCAAGCCTGGCAGGGAACGGCTGGCGGATCCGGAATCTGTATTTCTCCTCCCCATCGGATCATTTCCTGGTATCCACCACCACCGCCGTCACCCAGGTCAGCGACCTGCATTTCGACAATCTGGTGTGCAATAACGGGGCAAAGTCCTTGCTGAGCATGGCGAACACCACGCTGACCGCATGCAGCTTCACCGGGGTGAAATATTTCGCAGCAGAGGCATACCTGCTGGCGGCAGGCAGCAGTACCCATAGCATGGCCTGCAAATCCTGTACCTTTGCCATGCAGGCACAGGGCAGCGGCATTCCATACGGCATCGCCACCCGGTGTGATTTCACCGACTGTAATTTCATGCTGGATATGCCGTTCACTGTGGAGAGCGGCAGACGAGTAAATCTGTTCAGCTACAGCGGTCTGGAGGATTGCCTGATGCGGGGAAGCCTGGCACTCAGCGGCACCGGCAATAACGGACTGTTGTACATCACGGACGGGAACAAGCCCATGAAAAACAGCTTCATCGCCGTGGAGTTCACGAATACATCCGAGTATACCATCGGGCTGTATCCGGTGAAAGCCACCGCCACATCCTGCATCGTGAAGGATCTGATCGGCAGCGGCATCACCTGCAACAGCGGGAGCAACATTCAGTATGTGACCGCTGCCCAGGGGAAGGATGCGGCATATCTGAACAGCATCGGGTTCCCGGTCACGGAGGTGTGAGTCATGGCTTGGACGCTGGAAACGAGTGTGAACGAGGGCTATCCCCACAATGCCAACACCCTGTATGGAAATCCGGGGCTGGTGACCCCATACCCGGATGGTATGTGGACGATCCAGGCAGGTGTGAATGACGGGTATCCACACAAGCTGGGAGTGCCCCTCCGCATCCCGGGGCTGCATCCGCCCCTGCCGGAATACGGCTGGAAAATGGACGGTGTGACCAACGACGGGTACCCGTTCAGGCATTTTGAGAAAGTGGTGGCGGTGGAACTTCCGTATATCCAGGAGATGCCCCGGGTCTATGCGTCCACGGATGCCGAGTTTACAAGCAACGGCCTGGCTGTCTTGATGGCTACGTCCGGAAAGATCACCGAGGAACTGAACGGACAGTATGAGCTGGAGATGGTACTGCCTATCCACGAAGACAGCGGCTGGCAGTATGCGATCGAGTTTAACGTCATCAAGGCACGAGGTCAGCCGTTCCGGATCTACTCTAAGAAAACCAGCATGACGGAGCGGACGGTGTATGCCCGGCACATTTTCTACGATTTAAACGGGCATTTCATCCTGTCTGCCCATCCCACCGAATTGAACGGCCAGGAAGCCCTGGAGTGGATCATGGACCACACCTACACCCACCGGGGCACGGCTGGAACAGCCCCCAAGCCGCCCTTCCGGGTGCATTCGGATATCCCGGACAAGCGCACCGCCTATTACGAAAAAATGTCCCCCACATCTGCGCTGCTGGGAGCGGACAACTGTTTTGTGAATCGCTGGGGCGGCGAATTGCGCCGGGATGGATATGACATCTATATCAACGAGCACCGAGGCAAGCAGGACGCATTCCGGCTGCGACACGGGGTGAACAT